GATTTGCACTTATGGTGAACGGTCAGCGTGTTGATGGGCTTCTCTTCCTTGCGGAGTTCTCGGATGGCCCGGAAGACATCCCTGCGCTTGCCCGGCTCAAAGTATTCCTCCCGCAGTTGGAGGACGATATCACCGGGACGCAGGACTTCGCAGATGAGGATGCCGAGCATCCGATCCTGGTACTCAGCGTACAATTCCTGACTCAGGGGCGTAAACTCTGATTGGGGTGGATTCATTGGTTTTGGATTGGTTAAATTGTGAATGCCTCTCTGACGCATTTACAGGCTCGTCATTGAACGCTTTATGCGAAAGGTATCTTACGGGGTCTTTGCGGTACTTCTTCTCGTGGTGAGCCTCTAAATAAGCGGGAAGGGTATTCCTGATTTTCTCTATCTCCTCGTCCGTGAGTTTGAACCAAGCGACCATCGCTTTGTCCTTGCCTACCTTCTTGTCGTAATACTCCCAGAAGCCTTCAAACATTTGGAGCATTTGGTCGTGGTCGTAGATAGATCCTCTGCGCTTTCTACCCTCCAGGGTTGTCCCCCTCTCTTTTCTTTCCTTCCCTTCTTTCTCCCCCATACCCCCTCTATCATCCCTACTATCCTTATCTCTACCCCTGATAGTAATATAGTTGTTTATATCTTTATTATTATCTATATAAAATCTTATTTGCTCAATTTTGGTTTTTTTCTGCGAATCAAGGTAGGGGATGCGGATGTTTTCGCCATCCACAACGAGCGTTTCGTTGGCGATTAAGGCTTCCAAAACGGAGTCTCCGAGGATGGTCAGGGCTTCGTTGACGGTCATCTTGCCTTCGTTTGCGGTGTAGTCGCAGAAGAAATCCAAGGCCGCAATGCGGATGAGGTTCGGCTCCTTCCCAAGCCGGGAGAGCCTCCACCAAGTTGGCGAGAAGATAAATTCGGGGTTAAGCATTGGTTATGAGGTTAATATCTGCCCGATACTGTCGCAATGGTGTAACCACCATACGAGGTGTTGGATGCAACGACCCGACCGCCACGGACGATTTCAACGGTCACGCTCCCGGTTGCGTTGTTGTTCTGGGCCGAAATGTAGAGCGACCTTGTTCCCGTCTGCGTCCACTTGTACCACCACCCATTGCCCACCCCTCCGAATTGTTGGAGGTTGTTGTAGGCGTTTTGAAGGGTGACGGAGTAGTTGCCCGATGTGCCGGTCACGCGGTATTCGTAGGGCGTTGGTTGCTCTTCGGCAACGCAGGAGGTGAGCAGGAGGAGGAGTAAAAGTTTTTTCATTGGTTTGGGTTTAGGGGTTGGGGGTTGGCAAAACTTCACGAATAAACGAGTTAGCGGTAATGCTATTCATAATAACATCCATTTATATCACATTTACCGCCTTTATACCAATCAGAAGGTGAACAAGGCTTATCGCAACTCTTATTATCTTTTACAAGATTTGCTACAATGTTTTTTTGATTAAAAATGTCTTCGTGTAGTATTCCACAATTTTGACATTCATACTCACCAAATTTTATGACAAAATCGTGCAAACAAGCACTACCGCTAACAGCAGTTTGGCAAGATGCGGGGGTTGTTGTTTCTTTTGACATATTTGGTTTCATGGGTTTAGGGGTTGGGGGTTAAACAAATACGCGAGTTATAAGCAAGTGAATGAAATAATTACCCCAATAGCAGAGAATATTAACTGAAATAATAAACCTATTCCAACCAATAAAGTATCTTGGTGGTTTCGGCACCAGCTTATAACAGCGTATATACGCAATGCTTTTAGTTTTTTAATCATTTTTTTAAGGTTTGGAAAAGTTGATACTTCCCGCATGGTGCGGTCTTGATTTTTACCTGCGGCCCGAAGCCGTTTGACCTTGATAACACATATTCGCACTCCTCCCCCTTCTCCCGCACCTCAATGACCTTCCAAGGCCGATTGTTGGTGCAGGAGGAGAGAAGAAGAAGGATGAAGATGGCTCTCATTCGCCCGATGGTTCAACCTCGGAGCAATCTTGCAGACCCCGATGGTAGGCTTCGTGGCGTTGCTCCTGCTCCATTGCCAGACCTTTCTCAAGGATGTCGGTGAAGCGAGTTTCACCCTTGCTGAGTTCCATCTTTTCAAATTCACGGAGGCGTAATTCCTGGATTACCCACTCCAACGCAGTTTGTTGGCTCATTTGAATGTGATTGCAATGCTTCCTTTGGTGGCCTTGGGTTCGCAGATGGGGATTTCCTCACCCGTGGTCGGATCTGTAATCATCGCTTTCCCCGCTTGTTTGAAGGCGAGTTTCAGCAGTTCTTCGCGGTCTTTGAGTTGCGCCTTGATTTGGGCATACACCGGGTCGGTGTCGCAGTTCGGGCCGACTGAGCCTTCCTTCATTTGGACATTGGCCCCGAAGACATCAAAGCTCTTGCCGGGGTGCTTGCCTGCTTCATCGCTGACCACTTCTTCGGTGGCCTTGATTACTGCGTCAATCGCCTTAATCATCGCTTTGAGTTTGATGTGGGCTTCCAGGGCGTTGACTTGACCCTCGTTGATTTGCTCAATGAGGGTGGAAGCAAAGGTCTGAATATCAGCCTTGCTGACATTTGACCGTGGGATGGTGATGAGTTGTTCCATAGTGTTAGGGTTATTTGATTAATTTGTATTTGTGGCCGTTTGTGTGTGTGATGATTTCGGGTGGTCGTTTATCTACGATTTTACCATCTGAATCCTCAAAGTAAATTAGTTTTCCTTCATAATTCCGTTCAAACTTTTCCCAAAATGCAGATGCATACTCTCGGTAGATTGTTTTATCATTCTTATCCTTGATTTCCAAGTCACCATTCTTCTCAAAATCCCACTTCAGCCATTGGCCGATTGTTTGTCCGTCTTTCATCAGTTCTTCTTTTTAGCGTTGAAGTAATTGATTCCTTTTTGATAGCGGTCGGCATCCCAATTATTCGGCACGAAGCGTGGGTCGGCCTGCTCTTCGGGTGAACCGAGAACAGCCCTTGAGACGATGTACTCTTGGTGGATTTTCCTCAATGCCTCTGGCACAACAACCGGCTCGGTAGTGCGCTTCTTGGTCGCAGGAGCGGTCGTGGTTTCGGGAGCAGGCGTTCGCTCAGCAGGAACTTTTGCAATGGGCGCATCGTGTTCACCCTTGAACACCGCAATACCGATTCCGATGTAGGAGGCAATCTTGGTGATTGCATCGGTGGTCGCGCCCTTGGCGGCATCACCCATATCATCGTTGGTGGACGAGGCAATGCACTCGTAGTAAATACCGTAGGCAGGGACTTCAAGGATGGTCTTCGCCAGAGCCGTGTACTCGGTGCGCTCCTTACCATAGGAGGTGGTGCGAGTGATGGAGGAGATGGGCGCAAGGAGTTCGGTTCTAATCGTCCACTCACCGACTCCGAAGACATCGTTGAAGCGTTCGGTCACGAAGATGGCCTTGATGGTGGACATCCCGGCACGGGTTGGGTGAGCCTTTACGGCTTGCGGTGGGAGAGGCTTGGCGATGAGCGCAAGTTGCTCGGAGGAGAGGTTTGTTTTCATAGTTTAAGACATTGTGGTGGTTTGTTGGGATTGAAAGAGAAATTGGAAGGTGTGGGCTTTGCCGTCCCAAATTTCGCGAGGAAGATGGGCAGAAAACCAAAGCATATCACCAGCAAGCATCTGCCACCAAAACTGATACTCTCGCAGTAAAGCGATAAGTTTCTCGCCAATTTCGGGGCTTTGTTCCTTTACTTCAAGGATAGCCTTGTAAACATCGGCATTGCATTTTTCAAGTAGCGTCATTGGTTTGGGGTTTAGGTATTAACAAAAGTGTTCACAAATATAGCGACTCGTGGTGATTTTGTATCGCTTTGGTAAAATAATTTTTTAGAGTTTCATCAAATCGGATGCCCTCCTTCTTCCCTTGCGTCCAGAAATAGACCTGGTTGCGCTCAATGCCCGATTCTTTGGCTAAGGCATCAACTGTAATCTTGTGGCGATCCATCATCACCCGGATGTATTCGCTTTGGCTGATGTTGAGGGTTAATTCGGAATTTCGCAGAATTGCCTTGGCTTTCTTGACGGGAATCACTTTGGTTTGTTCAACCCTTCGGAGGAAGGCCGTTTCAATCTGTATTTCACTCCGGCAGGATTCGGGCTTGCGCATCCAATTAAAAATCGTTGCGATGTTGACCTTGGAATCATCGGCAAAGGACTGCATCGTGTAGTCCATTCGCTTAATCAGCAACTTAATGCACTCGTGGCGGTAGAGGTGGTGTGGTTGTTTGTTCATTTGGTTTGGTTTAAAGGTTGTCAAATTCATTCTTGGCTCCCATCAAGACTGCTCTCGCCTCCAAGTATTGGCCGTAGAGCGTCCAATTGACTCGGAACGGTTGGATCACTTCCGACCAATCCGGCTTCAAATTTCGTGCGGACGCTTTCTTTATGTGCCTTAGCCAGTTGACGAGGGGTTCCTGCGATGTAGGGTTGGATAATTTCAAATTCATTGTAGAAGGGTTTAAGGTTTTTTTCAATGTAAATTCTCAAGCGTAATCTTGTTGTTCTCAAGTCTTTTTTGTGCCTACGGTTATTCTCTGCGGTCTTCATCAACTGATTAATGATCGCGAGAGGGTAGCGTGAGGGTGGATTGGAAATCTTCGTCACTCCGTGTTTATTGCGGTAAATCCGGGGCAGTTCAAGGCACTTCTTCACCGAATCGTAGTTCCAATTGTTCTCGTTCGCAATCGTCACCAAATCGCCCTCCACCAGGTACTTTTTGAGGTCAAATACCAAGGCCGGGGGAAGGGGGAAGAATGGCCCCATAGAACTCCTTGATACCCCTGGAGGCAGTCGTTTGTTGCACCAATAATGCGAGGCATCACCCACCGGTACTTTGGTGTTGTAAAGGTGAAAGTCCACGATCTCTCGGATTCTGGTATGCACCCTGCGAAAGGACGCGGTATTTTCCAATCCTGCCTTCTTCATCACGAAAAGTAAACGGTTTGCCTCGTCAAAATTCAACGAGATGGATCCTTTGATGGAGGGTGAATTGTGCATCAGTTCTTGGTGTCCTTTTCGTAGTGGGTGGACTCAATCAACTCCAAAGCGATAGCGTCAAAGTCAATCCCGGCAATCGCAAGCATCGTCAAAGCTTTGACCTGCGGATCGGAGATGTCGGATGCTTGGTCAAGGTAATACTGGCTCATCAGCCCGGCCAATTCGTCAGGGTCAACGATGGACTTGGCCTTGCGTTTCCATATAAGGAAATCCAAGGAAATCCCTTTGCGCTTGCGGCCCTGGCTCATCGCAAGGGAATCATCAAGGCCGTGGTCAAATGATGCAGCCATCGTCAGTTGGTTTGTACTTGCGGTAAACGCCTTCCCAGTAGTTAAAACCTTCGTCAGTTTCGCCCCAAATAAAGCTCATCAAGGCTTCGCCCAGGTCATCGCAGGGGTCATCGGCTGAATGGGCCAATCGCTTAGGGCCATAGCCTTGGGCTTGCAGGTTGAAGATCGCAGCTGAGGCGATGTCGGCCGGGAGACCGGCTCGCAATGTTTCGCGGATTGTCATAAATTCAAGGATGGGTTGTTGCGGATGAACTCGTTGACCCGGTGGATGTGGTCGTGGTGGACTTTGATATTGGTCAAAAATCCAAGGTTAACGGTTTGGGCCGACATAAACACCAACGGATCATCAATGCAGGCTTGATCCCAGAGCATTATGGTCGTGGCCTTGAACTGTCGTTCCGTGGGGACATAATGCCCCCCGGCAGTTGCGTAGTTGAATGCGCTCTTTGCCCGTTTTGCTTCGTCAAGAGCGACTTTCTTTTGGAAGCGGGCCTCTGCCCTGGCCTCGCGTTCTGCGGGGCTTAGGGTGGACTTGTAGGAGGTTCTGCGATAAAAGGCCATAATTAGAATTTTTGAGGGCGGTTGGATCGGGTTGGGAAGAGGTAGGCTGCGACTTTTGTCATCACCATAAAGGTCAGCATTATTACGCAGGTTCCGACAAACAACTCGGTCATCGGGTCAAGGGTGGAGTAGATTTGGATTAACTGTTTCACGGGTTGGGGGGTTAAGGGATGGATTAATAAGGGGCAACGCTCAAAGCGATGGAAGGATCAACAAAAGACCTGGATTCGCCATTTTTGAAATTCACAATGTATTTCGGCTCACTTTGTCCGCTGTTCACTTCAATGGTCACTCCACAATGCAATGCGATTGCGACAGTTGCTTGGCTCTCATCACTTTTTGTGAAGACTTCAATAATCATCCGATTTCTAAAATGCTTTGCATAGTCAGCAAAGGCTCGCGACATTAACTCAGCCTCAATTTGGGTGAAGGTTGGGGCTGTTTCGTTCAAATCTAAATAAAAGTGTTTCATTGTTTTGAGGTTTGGGGGTTAAAGGTTATTGGCTTGACAAAAGGAATCAAAGTAGGCTTCCTGCTCCGATTGAATGTAGGCGGCCAAATCGTCAACCTCTTTCGTCAACGATTCTTTGGCGGTTGGGTGGTATGCCTTCCGGGCCGTTTGGTCGTAGATGCAGGGCGATCCCTTGCGGATCGTCAGCCCGGTTGCCGGGCAGGTGGAGTTGAATTTGGCGGTTATTTGGCGCATTGTTTTGAGGTTAAAGGTTGTTGGCTTTCAAGAAAATAAACAGTTCATCAGCGATTTTTGGGCCGACTGCCTTCGTCAAATCGTTGTGGAATTGGGCCAAATCGTCAGCGGTCAAAAAGGCTTCGTCAAGGCTAAAAACCTCGTAGGACTCGTCAAAGGATTGGATCGTCCTGGCTTCTACATTCAACATTTGATCGCCACCGCAAAGGTGGACGAATTTCGGCAGGTGGGCCGGGATGGGGGTTGGTTGGTTCATTGCTTAGGGGTTTTGTTGGGACAAATTTATATATAATTTTAGCACCTGCAACCATCGTCAAAAAATAATTTTATCAATCGTCAAAAAATCGTCAGCCTATCGTCAGCCTATCGTCAAGGTATCGTCAAGGCCGGGCGATCCGAGCCAAGGCCAAAATGTCCTAAAAAGCGGTCAATGTCCTAAAAATAGGACATAAAGCCACTTAAAAAATAGACAATGTCCTAAAAATTAAACATCTTTTGCCCTGGATCAAAAATACGGCCACAGTTAACGGGGCAAAGTTGACCGGCCAAAGATAGACTAAAAATATTTTTAGCATATGGGCGCACATATATATTTTTGTTTTATCTTTGTGTATTGTTTCACTTAAACCCCTACCAAATGAACCTACAAAAACAAATTGATTTCGCCCAAAAGATCGCCACGGCTGATAAGGCCGCCGGTCTTAGAATGTTGGCCGCAATTTACCGGGCACAGTTGACCACCAAAGGCCAAAACAAAGTACAGGCCGCAATTAATAGCTTAAACAAGTAATCCACCAAAACCCCTAAAAACCCTAAACAATGAAAACAATGACCACAGCCACCGACAGCGCATTTCCTGCAAACCTATTTTTGGCCGGTCGCGCACTTTTAACAGAGCGCAACCCTTACAACAGCGACCGAGTTAACGACCTCTTAGGCAAACTAAAAGCCCGCAAAAATAAACTTTTGAGCCAGGGCGCAACAAACGCTAAAACGGCCCTAAACAGCCTAAAAACAGCTATTCTATACCTTGCGCCTGCGCAGCAAAACAGCAAAGGTGTTAATATTTGCCCGGCCGCTGATACTTGTAAAGCCCCTTGTTTGTTCACAGCGGGCCGCGGCCGTTTTAATAATGTGCAGGAAGCCCGGATATCTCGCACCGAATTATATATAAGAGACCGGCAAGCCTTCGCGGATCTTTTGACAAAAGAGATCAGCAAACTTTATGCAAAGGCCCAAAACACAGGGACGCAAATAGCCGTAAGATTAAACGGCACATCTGATCTTGACTTTGTGGCGATCTTGAAAAATAGGACGGGCATTGATATTTTGGAAAGCTACGGCACAACTTTAGGCGCAGGCCCGGGGCTGATTTTCTACGATTATTCAAAGCTGATCGGAAAGGTCAGAAAATACGCGGGCTCAAAATATACGCTCACTTTTAGCTATCAGCCCGGTAACGAAGCCGATTGCTTAGAAGCCCTAAGCTTAGGGGCAAACGTAGCGGTCGTATTTCGTAAAACTTTGCCCGCGTCCTATTTCGGGGCTGAGGTTGTGAACGGGGATAAATCAGATATAGTGATGTTGGAAACAAGCGGCAAAATCTTAGGGCTGAAAGCCAAAGGCCCGGCCAAGAAAGATAAGAGCGGTTTTGTAGTGGATTAATCCATCCAAAACCCAAAGCAACAAAGACCCCCTATTTAGGGGGTTTTTTTATGGGCTATAGTTTAGGCCAGGGCAAAGGGAAAGAAAGAAAGCAAAAGGAGGGAGGGAGTCCCGCCACACACCGACCGCCCAAAAAAACCGAGTCACCCTAAGAAGCCCCAAAGTATGGGATATAAAGAAAGCCCCTATTTTGGCCCGGTGATCTTTGGCCCGCCCTGATCAGCGACCGCCAAAACTTAGGGCATAAAGAAACCCCCTATTTTCTGTCATCATCAGCCCGGCCCCGTCAATCGTCAGGACCACCGGCCCACCTGCAACCCGGCCCAAATGCAAGTAAATTGCAGGAATGTAGTCCGAAACCCGGGCAAAGTAGCAGCGGCCCGAATGATAGGGAAGACCCGGGCATATTGCATAAGGTAAACACATTCTCCCCCACTCCCACTCCAACAGCCCCCTTAACACAATTTGACACGACCTTGGTTGTTGTGTAGGCCGGGGCGAGTTTAAGTGGCTCTAAACGGCCTGTGTTTAGAGTCTTTGCGTACCTCTGAAAGTTGGCTCAAAAAAGTAAGATTGAGCGAAAGAGATATAGATGGTTATATGAAGTATAGATGTCTATATGTATAGTTGTCTATATGTATAGATGTCTATATGTATAGTTATCTATATATATATATATAAGGAAGGATAAATAAAAAAGTGCTTTTGTTGAAAAAAGGTTGAGTTGTACGATTTATTCGTACGGGTTACGGTTTGTAACCGGTTACAGTAAACGACTTGCGGAAAAAGTTGGTTTTTGTAAATAAAGGGCATACCCCCCATTTTTTTGTGGTTCTTGAAACTGACTCCGCTTAGGTGGGAATGCAATTCTTGGCACGATGCCTATACCCCCCATTTTTTTTGACGATTTCAAACTGACTTTGAGTGGGTTGTGATATATTTGCATCAGTCAGGTGGCGGAAGGCACACGCGACCCCTCCCTTAAGTGGAAGGGGAAGTTTACAGGTTCAAATCCTGTCCTGACTACAAAAAGTAATTCCAACAAATAAAGTTGTGAGTTGCATTAAAATAGCCAGCTATAAGCCAACATAAAGCAGTTGGGTACAGACGGAGTAATTAACCAGAGTACTTGCAAAAGCTGTGATAATGTAACAAATACCCCTCTGAGTTGGGTTACTTTAAATATAGTCAGGTGCGGAATAGGGCAAACACAAATGGGTTCTCTGCCCGATACCTTTGTTAAGGCAAAAAGCATACAAGCTCAAATCCTCTCCTGACTACACGGCTATGTGGTGGGAGGCACACACGCCCCAAAACGGGGTTTCTCGCAGGTTCAACTCCTGCCATGGCCACAAAACCATTTCGTTGACACCACCCAAATGGTGACTTTGCTTTCTTTATCCCTACTTTTGTGCAATGCCATCAGGGAATCACGAGTTCATTAAGCGCAAGAAGGCTGAAGTCGTAGTAGTAGAGGAGGAGAAGACGGAGGATGTCTCTACGGCCACGGAGAAGCCCGTGGAGAGCGTTATGCCGGTCTTGTTGAAGGGGAATAGCCGAACACCGAAGAACGTCACGAGGAGGGACATCAGAGACCTTCTGGAAGCCGACCTTGACCGTACCATTGGCGGGGTGAAGCGGATGGATGCCTTGATTGCCCGGATGGTGACTGAAGCGATACGGGGCAATATGCGAGCGATGGAATTGACCTTGGCTTATTTGTACGGCAAGCCTCAGCAACAGCAGACTGCGCCCGACACGGGGCCGTTTGTGCTTGAACTCAGCGAACCAACGGAAGATGAAGTTAACGGCCCGGCAGACGCAGGCGTATAAACTCGCCTTGTCGGGTGACAAGCAGTTTATCTTGTTTGGCGGGGCCATCCGAGGCGGGAAGACTTACTGCCTACTTCTAACCTTCATCTCGCTTTGTTCTAAATACCCCCGCTCCCGGTGGGTGATTATCAGGCAGAGTATGCCCACGCTTCAGCGAACCACCTTAGTCACCTTCACATCCCTGATGAACCAAGGGCTTGGGGCGCACGTTGCCGGGTGGGACAAGCAGAGCCAGATTGTGACCTTCAAGAACGGATCCGAGTTGCTCTTTATGGGCGAGAACTACGACACCGACAAAGACTTTGACCGCTTCAAAGGTCTTGAAATCAACGGTGCGGGGATTGACGAAATCAACGAGTGCCAGGAGGGTTTGCTCTACAAGGTGCTTGAACGTGCCGGTTCGTGGCTCAATGCCGAAGGCCGACCGCCCATCGTGGTGATGGGGACTTGCAACCCAAGCAATAATTGGGTGAAGGAGCTGGTGTACGACAAATGGAGGGACAACAACCTTCCCTCCACCTGGGCCTACATCCCCTCCAAGATTACCGACAACCCCCACATCCCGGAGGACTACCTCAAATCCCTGCGCGACAATATGCCGGAGTACGAGTACAAGCGATTCGTAGAGGGCGATTGGGAGGTGCAGGAGAAACCCGAAAACCCATTCTTTATATCCTATGATGCCAAACGACACGAATCCTTCCAACCCACCTTCCGCACCAACCTCCCCATCTACATCTCTCTGGACTTCAACTTGCAGCCATTCTGCGGCATCGTTGCCCAGATGTGGAGCGATGAAGATGGAGACCACGTTCATATCGTGGACGAGTTCAACGTGGTTGACGGTTCCATCCCTAAGATGGTTGATACGATAAAGGCCAAGTACGCGCCCTTCCTGTTCTCCTGCCAAATCACCGGGGACGCAATGGGCAAGCGGGGCGATCTATCGCAGAGGGACAACGCGAACTACTACGAACAACTCGCCAGAGGCTTGGGCCTAAGCCAAAAGCAGATTCGGATTGTCCCCAACCCGAAGCACGAGAACAGCCGGGCGCAATGCAACTACCTCCTTCAATTCCACCCCGATATCAAGGTGAACCCGAAGACCTGTCCCGGTATGGCACGGGATATGAAGATGGTGGCCTGCGATGCGTCAGGGACGATTATTAAGCGAAACCGATTTATTATCAGTCAGCAGTCCGACTTTGCCGACTGCTTTCGGTATCTTTGCAACAGCTTCCTGAACGAGTGGTACGTCAAACATCTCAAGCGGAGTGGGTATAGCAAGTTCGGGCCTAACTTCATCCCTGAAACGAACCATCTATGAGCTGCCTTGAATGCACCGATTGCCTATCCGTAGGAACCTTTGACATCTGCTGCGAAAGCATCACCCTCGCCCAAGCCGACCCAACGACCACCTACAAGGTCGTAATAACCGATGTGAGCCTGAACTCCAAGACCACCTACGAACTGACCACCGGGGCAAGTGGCGATATCACCCTGTCTCCGAACGAAGGGGTTTATAGCCCCAACCGAACCTACGAGGTCAGAATCTACCCCGAAGATGCCTGCGACTTCAACGACCCCCAAGCAATGACAAACGACCTGCACGAAGACGCGCAGTTCTGCTTCTCCTTCCAATTTGAACGCTTATCCTAATGATGACATCCAAAGACCGCAAAGGCCCGAAAAAGGCCAAACAATTCAAAGTTGTTGAAGAGTCTTCCAACCCTGCCCAACCCCCCAAACCAATGACCAACCAACCCAAACGACTGCACATCTACAAACCCGAAGATGTCCGAGGCAATATCACCGGGCCATTCATCCGACTGACCCTTGGACACAAAAACCATTTTCTCGGATTGGAACTCAACGAGAAGTTCATTGGTATCTCGTTGATATTCAGACACATCGTATTTTCCTTCAAGCCCCAATGACCGACTACTTCGCCTTGGAGACTTTCTTTAGGGCCGTGGTTGTGAGTTTGATGGTCGTGTCACTCTCCATTTCTATGGAGGACGAACAACTCCTGCACGGTCTGCAAAAGCGACTCCGACTCCTTCTCCCCCCGGACAAGTACCCGATGCTCCACAAACCGGTTTACGGATGCGTGGGGTGTATGGCTTCGTTTTGGGGAGGTATCTTTTACCTGCTCACCTCCCCGATTTTCGGCTTCCACCCCCTTGAGATGGCCGTGGTGATGATTATGGGTGTGGCTCTCAACTTTATCTTCATAAAACTATCGTGATACACAAAATCGTTTACAAACTCTTCAAAAAGGAGTTGACCCAAATGGTATGGGACGAAACCTACAAGCCCGACACAATGAAGGGGCTGAAATTCGCCTTGGTCTGCGAGGGCCACAAGTTCTACATCTACCCGAACATCTTTGATATCCCCATTGAGCGGATGGGTCGGATCCAAGACCTCGTGATTCAGTTGCAGCGGATGGTGAGCAAGGAGGAGTTGGATATCTTCTTGGAGAATATGGAGAACGCGCTGAATGCGTCAGTTTCGGGCGCAGCGGTTAAAAACCTGGCGCAAATTGGCTTTTTGGTCGGGGAAATGCGCAAAAGGAAGGAAATGCTGATTCACCCCGATGTGATGATGGAATTGGCTGGGGCGGTGTTGATTCGTGAAGACCAGAATCCAGGTGAGTGGAATGCGGAGTTTGAGCAGAAGAAGGTGGAGTCTTTCAAGAAGGCATACCAAGGCAAGGAGTTGTATGATTTTTTCGTTTTAGCCGGGCTGAGTCAATACTTTCCCAATATCGCACATTTAGAAGAAGATTGGACAATCTTTTGGGAGATGGCGGCCTCCCGGCTGGAAGCGACCCAGGAACTCCTGAAATCAGAGCTATCGGCTCGGAACTCTACTTCAGCGACCTAAATTGGCGTGAGTTCTTCGTCTTCCTTGCGGATGGCGATATCTTTCTGTACAAGGAGTATATGAAAACATCCGTTGAGGATGTCTTAACTTTGCTCAAGCACTTCCAAGAGGAAAGGCAACGCAAGGCTAAACAAAACCACAATGGCTGATA